GGTGTTCGCTATAATAAGGGCCATGAAGAATCTACTGAGTACTATGTCAGAGCCAAGGTCGGTGACGGCGGTGATGGTGGTTATCTACACTGCTATCTCGATTACCGGTGTTGGCTTTATTACGAGCTACAGTTCGCTTCCGTGGGTTATCACCCTCGCGGGAGTACTAATGGTCGCGTCCGGGATTATGGGCGCGCCCTCGGCGTGGTTGGGTTCCTGGTGGTTGGAAGGCCCCGCTGCGCTTGTCGCTGTCGTGGGCATCATGTTGGTGTCAATTAACGAGTTTGTGCTGACTACGGCACATGTTCGCTGGCCACTCCATGTTATTATTTTGTCAGTAATCATTGCATTGTTCTTCCTGGGGCGTGCTCTGCGTGTGTGGCCATACTCGTATCGGCCTGGGGTTCTGCCGAAGAGCAAGCTAGAGAAGGCTGAGGAACGGTACCATCAGACAAGGCAGGAATACTTGTCAACCGTTAGTGAGTAACAAGGAGAGCGTATGAACACGGCACTGGTGGGCTTGGTGTGCTCTGCCGTAACCCTTGTTATCAAGGCTATTATCGACATGTGTGTAGATCGTTACAAGAAGGCCCGAGAAGTCCAAGAGGCACGTGACGATCTGGAAGCTGAGCTGCGCACGCAAGCGTTCCTGTGGAAGGAACATGCTTATGCTGTGCGTGTCGCTGCTGTTCAAGCCGGTGTGAAGGTAGAGGACTTGCCTTCGGTACCAAAGGAGGACTAATGCTTTTTGTGTGGATGCTACTCAGTGTCTGTGTTGGTGCCATGCTTGGTGCAGTGGGCATGTATATGTACCTAGACAACAAGTTTGAGAAGACTGTGAAGGGTGTGCTCAATGATGTCGCAGAACAGCTCGCGCAATTTGCTGACGAGTGACGACCCAGAGCTGCGTGGTAAGCGCGACATGGCTTTGTCGCTGCTGAAGCGCGGCACTGAGCGAAACAAGATCATCCAGGCGACAGGCTTCACATCTGAAGAACTGTTCATCATCGAGCAGTCCTACTACGACAGCCGACAGGAGCTATCGCCTCGCAACCAGCGCATCAAGCAGCTTGATCGTCTTGATGCGCTTGTTGATATGGCTTATAGCCAGATCGAGATGTTCGGCCTTGCTGACGAGAAGGGTAACTGGGGCCAGAACCTTCAGGCTGTTCTCGCGGTGCTACGCGAAATCTCCGAGGTTGCCAATCTGAAGCGACAGACGGTGACTCATGAGATTCGCGTGATCGAAGAGAAGCAAGTGAATGTCATGCTGTCGTTCACCAATCAGGTGTTGGAAGAATACACGGCGCTGATGTACCCCCACCTCTCCGCTAAGGCTAAGAGGGCCTTGGAGACGAATAAGGCTGACTGGTTTTCTCAGGCTGTAAACAAGCCTGCCGCTCTTCTTGAGGCGACTGTGGAAGTTGAGAGTGAGTAATGCTGCCTTTCGGTGCTGTCGCTAAGAAGTTCTCTGATGCTCAGCGTCTTGAAGTGTGGCGTAATAACCCTGCCAAGTGGGCTGAAGATCACGACCTGTTCATGTGGTCTAAGCAGCGTGAAGTCGCCCGTAGTGTTGTAGAGCACCAAAAGACATTGGTTGTCACTTCTAACGGCGTTGGGAAGTCAAGATTGTCAGCTATGCTTGTCAATTGGTGGGTAGACACACACCCTGTCGATGACACGACAGTCGTTACCACGGCTACGAACTGGAAACAGGTCAGGAATGTCCTGTGGAAAGAGATTCCCCGTGTCAAGGCTGTCACCGGTATCCCCGGCAAGGTTAACGCCGACGCAACATGGAAGATGGGCGACCGACAAGACCCCATCGCCTTCGGCATGAAGCCAGACGATAAGGACGAGTCGGGTTTTCAGGGTGTCCACGATCAGTACGTCCTCGTCATCATGGACGAGGCTGGTGGT